CTTTGGCTATGAACCTGCTCATCAGCAAAACTAATAGATATGTCTATCTATTCAGTGGGAATAAGTTTATAATAACATAGTGTGTAAGCAACCGAATCCTTATCCCATCTGGGGAGACTTTAAGTCTTGAAAGGGTGAACGGTTGCTCAGAGTATCCTCTGTACTACACACTAATATTTTTATTTATGGCATCTTGAAGTTTCTGTAAACGAATACGCTTATCTTTTTCATATTCTTCATGGCATTGTTGACAAGTGTAAACATCATCACACTGACATGTTAATTCTGGGCTGATACTATATAGGTCAGCCATAAATTGTGCATCTTCAAACATCATAGTTAAAGTTTTAAGTGAATAAATAATGACACTTCTGTGACACTTCTGTGACACAACTAATTTTTTAAACATATACCTTTGCAGGGGTGATGTGGTAGATTATGTTTAATGAGTAAGGGAAGAAAGAGATAGGTCTAGAAATCCTATCTCCCCATTTGCAATTGCAATTACAAACGGTTAACGTATTAAGATAATCATTGTCGCTATCTTAAGTTCCCATCTTTTTTAATTCTTTCTATTGAACTTGATCTTAAGTCCAAGTAGTATACAAATTGTTTCTAAATATATCATTGGGTTAATGTTTAGGCTATATAATATCAATAAGATAGTAAATAGCAGATTAGAAAATAAGTAAAATGTGTGAGTGAATGGTCTATGCCACACACTCACACACTAAAAAGGGTTGGATTCGAACCAACATCAGCTGTTACACTGTCCTATCACCAAGGTTAACTAGATAATTCCTTGACTTTCCTTTTAAATACCTAAACCACAACTCTTCAGTTGTTCGAGCTCCCCCACTCAGGTATAGGATTAGTATCTTTAACAAATAGCTACTATTGTTCACTATTTGTACCTAATTCATTACGAATTAGGATTAAAGGTGTTATCTAACAGAGTTAGAACACCATTTAGGATAATATAAGTATCTTTCATAGTCTTGGGTTTATATGAATGATAAATAGAACACTCTAATACACGGAAATGCTATCACCTATTTCGTGGTACTATGTGTAAACAATCAGTAGCTTAATACGATTACTACTCTGAAGCGTTTCAAGAATATGAAACAGTGAGAAAAAAACATAGCTCCCGTTAGGGAGCATATGTTTAAGCCTGTCTGAAAGACAGGGTGATTTTGTCACCAGCCTTTAACTTAAATTCCTTGACGATAGTCGATGGAATTACGTTAACGGCAGTTGACATGTCAAGGTCGCCTTCAGCGTCCTTGATAGGATCACAGATTATCATTTGATAATCGGGATTCTTGGAAGGTTTCAATTCTTGAATTGTAACTTTACGAGTGTAATACTTTGAGTTTGACATATGAGCTTGCGAATTAGTTAAATTAAAATTATTAGACGGGGGACTTTGGTCCACCGCCACAAAGCAGGGGTCTTTGATTTAGATGATCAGCACCCTCATCGAAATTTTTATTTTTTTTTATTTTTTTTTATAATACATGTGATGTATGAGTTCTTATTTGATGGTCTAATAAAATGTATTATCTTTGATAAAAAGAGAGGCGATGATTATTCCTATTGAAGTAAAGAAGGATAATTTTTATAGATATTATGTAGAGTTAATCAATCCGATAATAAAGCTTAGAAAAAGAGAATTGGATGTATTAGCTAAGTTGATGTATTATAATAATGAGTACAAAGATCTGAAAGAGGATATTAGATTTAAGATAGTATTTGATTATGATACTAAAGTTAAGATAGCAAAGGAATTGGATATTAGCTTAGATGTACTTAATAATAATTTTTCAGAACTACGTAATAAGAAAGTTATTGAAGATAATAAATTAGCTAAAGGTTTTCAGATATATCATAATGATGTTGAACACAGACTGACATTTAAGTTTACGTTTAATAATGGGAAACGAACCTAAGAAAATAGTAAGAGTATATGAAAATCCATGCATTCAAAATGTAATGGATAGATATATGGAATATAGAGAGCTGATTAAAGAATGGCAAGATAAATATCCAGATACAAGATGTGATTATGAGTTATCTGTTGGTAAAGATTTTCATAGAATAAAGTTAACTATATATGATTATTCAAAAAAAGGTTAAAGATTTAATACGGAGTATTGCACAAAAGAATAACCTAACTGAAGAAGAAGTTGTAAAGATAATATACGCATATTTTGGATTACTAAAGAAAACTATGAAAGATGCAGATAAAGAAAACACCAGTAGTTTTAAGAATGTGAGATTTATGCATCTTGGCATATTTGCAGTAAAGCAAGGAAGATTGAAGAAGTTGAATGAAATGAGGAAAAAGAATGAAGATATTTGAAATTATAGGAGATGATATAAAGGTTACTCCAGAAGCTTTGATGATAAAAGAGTTTAAGCAATTATGGAAAGATGATAAGACTAAAGGTAAAGAGAAAGCAAAAACTCAATTGAGTTATGTATATTACTTTAGTGATTGGGACTCACCTTATGCAAAGTATACTGAAGAAGATAGACAACAAAGGATAACAGAAGATTTAGATATAAAGTTAGAATGGGTAAAAGGTACGGATATAAGATTGGCGATAGATCGGTATGAAGAATTGACTATGACAACTTCAATGTTGTTACTACAGGATGCAAAGGTAGCAGTGAATAAGTTGAGAGGTTATTTTAGAGAAGTAGATTTGGCTGCATTAGATAAAAATGATAAACCTATTTATAGAGCCAATGATTTGACAAGTAACCTTAAGGCAATTGGTGGAGTAATTAAAGGGTTAAAGGAATTAGAAGATGAAGTAAAGAAAGAGAAAATGGATGCTTCTACAATTAGAGGAGGTGGACAAAAAGGATTTTTCGAAGACGAAATGTAAACAGATAATTAAATGGATAGAAGTACAGTTAAAATGTTTGATGATGAAAAGGTATTCGATAGTAGAATAGATACCTTTAGAGCATCAGCTTTACATTTTCAAGAATTTGGTAAATATACAAATGCTGTACCGAATGGTCATCCAAACAGTCAGTTTATGAAGTTTTGGAAAGAAGAGATGAGAAGATGTATTGAAGGGTATAATATTGGATATGACTGGATACCTGGATATTTTTATTTTTATTTAAATTACTCACCTATTTTTATTGTAGAAGCGTTAGCTGAAGGAAGTGAAGAAGGTAGAGTTGAAGGTAAACGATTTAAGAGTTTCCCAAAGTTTTGGGATGGAGATTATTATTATTATCATTATTTAGATGAGGCGGAGAGAGCAGGAAGTCATGGTTCTGTATTAAAAAGCAGAGGACGTGGCTACTCATTTAAAGGCGGATCTATGTTAACAAGGAATTACTTTTTGATTCCTGGTTCCAAGTCTTATGCGATGGCAGGCGAATGGGAATATTTATTGTCCGATGGACTATTAAATAAGGCTTGGGATATCATGGATTTTTTAGATGAGAATACACCGTGGGCTAAAAGAAGACAATTTAAGAATAGTGAAAAGCATAAAAGAGCAAGCTATGAAAAGAATGACGGAAATGGTGTAAAGATTGAAACAGGATACAAGTCAGAAATTATTGGAGTGTCGTTAAAAGATAATCCTGATAAAGCAAGGGGTAAAAGGGGAAAGTTAATATTATGGGAAGAAGCAGGTAAATTCCCTGGATTATTAAAAGCATGGCAAGTAGCAAGACCTTCGATGGAGCAAGGCAAAGTTACGTTTGGTTTAATGATAGCATTTGGTACAGGTGGTACTGAAGATGCAAATTTTGAAGCACTGGAAGAATTGTTTTATTATCCTAAAGCCTATAATGTTCATCCTGTAGCTAGTGGGAATATATGGGACAAAGGTAGAGAAAATACAGACTGTGGATTCTTTATGCCTGTAAATATAAATTATGAGTTTTGTTATGATGAGTTTGGAAATTCTAATAGTGAGAAAGCAATTGCATGGGAAGAAAAGGAAAGAAAAATAGTAAAAGAAAATTCAAGTAATGCTACAGCTTATGATCAGTATTTAGCAGAAAAACCATTTAATCCACAAGAAGCAGTAATGAGATGGCAGGGAACTATATTTCCTGTTAATGATTTGAAGAATCAATTAAGTGAATTAGAAATTCATAAAAAGAAGTATGTAGATAGTGCATGGGTAGGAAGATTAGGTGTTGATGGAGAAACTGGAGATATAGGATGGAATCTAGATCCAGATGCAAGACCTATAATGGGATTTCCTATTCGTGATAATAAGAATTTAGAAGGATGTCCCGTATTATATGAAATGCCTTATAGAAATAATGAGGGAAAGATTCCTAATGGAATGTATATTGCTGGAACAGATCCCTACGATCACGATGAATCACAAACTACGTCATTAGGTAGTACGTTTGTAATGAATGTATTAACTGAAAGAGTTGTAGCAGAATATACAGGTAGACCAGCTACTGCAGATGAGTATTATGAAAATGTAAGAAGACTATTAATGTTTTATAATGCAGAATGTAATTATGAAAATGCACTTAGAGGAATGTTTAATTATTTTAAGAAAGTAAATTCATTGCATTTATTAGCCGATACACCTGAAGTATTAGTAGATAGAGAAATGATGAGTTCTACTATGATGAGTAGAAAGAAAGGTACGCCTGCAACAGCTGCTATTAATAAGTGGGCAAGAGAGTTAATAAAACAGTGGTTAATAACGCCTACTCCTGAAGATGAAGATTTTATGAACCTGCAAAAAATTAGATGTATTCCACTAATAAAAGAACTTATTTATTGGAATAAAGATGGTAACTTTGATAGAGTTTCTGCATTAGGTATGGTTCTTATATTGAAACAAGAAAGAGTACAGCACGTAGTTGAAACAGAAAAGAAGATAAAAAGTATAGCCAGCGATTCTTTTTGGGATAGACCTTTTAAAAAGAATTATGGCTATAATAGAAACATATTTGGAACATAAAAATTTCAATTTTTCATTAATATTGTGTAAATAAAAAGATTATGAATACATCGGGCAATACTTTTTTTCCATCTCAGAAAAAAGCCACATCTCAGAAAAAAGAAAAATGGATGAAAGCTTGCATGGATGCAGCTGAAAACTTTACAGTATTCAAAGATAATAGGATAAGACAATCGCAGTATAATAAGAAAGTAAATTACGATTTGTATAATGATATATTGGACCAAAGAGACATGCAATCAGTATGTAATCCAATGAACTTACAGAATGCTACCTTTCCTGCTAAGATGCAGAATTATCCTATAGCTAATCCAAAGATTGATTTACTTATTGGTGAAGAATTCAAAAGAAAGTTTGAATGGAGAGTAAGATCTGTAAATGATGATGCAATTACAGCAAAAGAAAATTACAAGAAAGATAAAATAAAAAATCTTCTCATGCAGCAAATCCAAGGAGATGCAATGAATGATCAGGATTTACAAAATGAACTAAGAAGATTAAATAAATATTTAAATTACGAATATCAGGACCTTAGAGAATTAAACGCTACAAGAATACTTACGTATTTGTATAATGAGCAAGAATTAAAATTAAAATTTAATCAAGGATTTACAGATGCGTTAATTGGAGGTGAAGAAATATATTGTGCAGATATTGTATCTGGAGAACCTATTTTAAGGAGAGTAAACCCATTGAACTTATTTACTATACGTTCAGGAGATAGTCATCACATTGAAGATTCAGATATTATTGTTGAGTATTCATATGAGCCCATAGGTAAAGTAATAGATTTTTATTACGAATATCTTACAGATAAACAAATAGATGATATTGAAACTGGAAGTGAATTAAATACATCAGCTAATAGTGTATTAGGTCATACAGGATTTAACCCTGTATTTGATATTGGAGATTTTGCAAGACAAAATGGAAACAATTTAATTGATGTAAGTGATGGGGCATCAAGGTATTTTGGAGGCAGTTATGATTCTGAAGGTAATATTAAAGTTATTCGGACCGTATGGAAGTCCAGAAGGAAAGTTGGGAAATTAAAATACTATGATGCAGATGGCGATGCACAAGAAGAAATAGTTGATGAGCAGTACAGAGCTAATATTGATAAGGGAGAAGAAATAGAATGGATATGGGTTAATGAATGGTGGGAAGGTACTAAAATAGGTGAAGATATTTATGTAAAAATGCAACCTAGACCTATTCAGTTTAGAAAAATGACTAATCCAAGTTATTGTGCACCTGGATACGTAGGAACACTATATGCTACTAATGATTCAAGTGTAAAATCATTAATGGATCGAATGAAGCCTTATCAGTATTTGTATAATGTATTTATGTACAGAACTGAACTTGCATTTGCTAAGTCTAAAGGTAAAATAGCACAATTAGATTTATCGTTAGTTCCTGATGATTGGGAAGTAGAAAAATGGTTGTATTATGCTGAAGTATTAGGTTGGGCTCCTGTAGATTACTTTAAAGTAGGTAATAAAGGTGCGGCAACAGGAAAAATACGAGGAAACATGACTGGTGCTTCTGGTCATCAAGTATTAGACTTAGAATTAGGAAGTTATATTCAACAACATATTGGTATGTTAAGTTATCTTGAGAATCAGATGGGTGAGATAGCAGGAGTTTCAAAACAACGACAAGGTCAAGTAAGTTCAAGTGAATTAGTAGGTAATGTAGAACGAGCAGTAGTGCAATCAAGTCACATTACTGAAAAATGGTTTTCTGCACATGACAATACTAAAACAAGAGCAATGGCTACATTGCTTGAAACGGCAAAGTATGCTTGGAGAGATAAAAATAAAAAATTACAATATGTTACAGATGACTTAACAACTGTAATGTTTGAAGTTGATGGTAAAATATTTAATGAATCTGAATATGGATTATTTATATCAAATACGTCTAGTGATTCTGCACTTGAACAATCACTAAAACAATTAGCACATGCTGGTATCCAGAATGATAAATTGAAGTGGAGTCAATTGATGGATATTTATTATAGTGATTCTATTACATCTATTCGAAGAAAGATCGAACAAGGTGAACAAGAACAACAAGAGCAGAAGCAACAAGAAATGCAACAGCAACAACAGCATGAACAACAAATGCAACAACAGGCTCAACAGGCACAAGAAAGAGCACTTGAAATTGCTACTACCGATAGGGAAGACAGACAGTTGCATGAAAAAGAGTTGAAGCAAATGGATAATAATACTAAGCTTGAAGTAGCTTATATTAATTCTGCTGATAAAGAATACGATAGAGATGCGAATGATAATAGAATTCCTGATGATATTGAATTGCAAAAGCTAATGCAAATGCAACAAAAAATCGATAATGATTTTAGTTTAAAGCAACAGAAGCTTCAGCAAGACGATACTAAAATGCAAAATGATAAAGCATTAAAAGAAAAGGACCTTACGTTAAAAGAGAAAGCATTAAATAAAAAGGATACAAATGTATAAACCTTCTGAAAAACTTCAAATTATTAAAAAACTTAAGAAATTAGGTTATGGAGGTTATTTTGGAGATGCTTTAAATCAATTAGAGCAACAACAATTTGCACAGAAAGAACCTAAAAAATATGATTTAGGAGGACCTGTTGCACTTAATTCATCACCGTCAAATCCAAAACCAGCACCTACACCAGCACCAGCAACAATATATAGAAAGACACCATTTCAGGAAAAAATAAATATTGCAGCTAAATCTAAAGGTCTTAACGAAAATCAAATAAAAGCACTATATGTTCTTAATGG